GATGATGTTAAACGTATCTTCCATGAGTATTACGGTGAATTATTTGGAGCTTATACAGTTGGTTTTATGTTAGCCGACTATGAACATGAAAGGTCTAAACTATTAAGTTTGTATAACGAGTGTTTGGGTTTAATGCGTTTTAAATGTCTGTTATATATGAATATATTGGATATGATAGACCAGGTGATTCAAAGAAAATGGAATTAATAGAAATTGAAATTCTAAAGAGAATTGGAGGAAATAAATAATATGACTAAAGAAAAATATAAAGAAGTATTGGAAACACAATACAATGATGTAATAGCAAAGATTCAAGGCTGGCACGAATTACCTAATGTATTACAAGCTTTAAGCGATTACACAAATATTTGTATCGCAATGTGTGAAAGAATTTATGACGATAAAGAAATAAACTATTCTGATTATATTTATTTGAATGAGCATATTAATAACAACCTTAAAGAAGTTTGTAGGATTGTAAAGAAAGGGTAATTTATGAGTAATTATACTAGCCTTAGTCGCTTATGTTCTGAATTGAATAGAACACTCGGCATTACAAGCGATATTGAAAGAGAGAATTTAATTCAATCGTATTATAATCAAGGATTGATAAGTTATAGGCAATACTACCTTTTAAGGTCTAGTATTGTTAAACACGAGTACATCCACAACTATTTTATTCAAATGTACGGTGAGAATTGGTAGGTTGTAACATGAACAAAGATATTAAAATCGAATTAGAATTTTATTTTACGTTTGACGGTTTAATTGTTTTACATTCTACAGACTACAGAATCGTTCGGGATGAGTATATTAAGTATTATAGTAAATATGGTCCTAACCATGACTATTATTTACTGTCAATAAACATGATTTTAAAGATTTTATAAAAATAAAGAGTGATAATTAATATCACTCTTTTAATATTTACTAAGTATATAGCTTAATAATCTTTTCGTTTCCTGGTTGTTATAATAAACGCAACCTTCTCTATATGATCTCACTAGTATATTCAAACGTTGGTCTTTACGCCAAAGTTTAGCGATCATCATATTTTCACGATTGTTACTGCCAATAGAATAACAATACCCGTATTCCTTATTAATCTGTTGATTGATATATACATATCCTGTATTCATATCAATCCAAGCGCCATAATAAATATCATCATAGTATAACGTACATAAATAGTCACATACATTTGTTTTCTTCTTAATAAAATCATTTGTATCATAAGCAAAGTTACCAGCGTTATAATCTCCATACGTTGTACCCGATATTAATTTATGGAATTTCGATTTTTCTTTGTTTCCTTTTTTATAATCGCTATGACAAATTTGTACTATAATTTGCTCTACAGAATCATTACCTTTAAAAGTATTAAATTCTTTTTCGGGGTTGGGTGTAATACCAAAATAGCTAAAATAAGGGTTAACAATACTTACATTGTTTGCTAATAAATAAACATGTCCTTCACGTTGTCTAAAAATAGAGTCAATAATATTCAATAAAATCTCCACTTCATTCGGGATATATGCGTTAAATCCAGCTTTTTCGGGTATAAATTCATCAACTAAGATTGTGTCAACATCCACATAACTTGTTGATTTTAAACTAGCAAAGGATGTTAGAGAAGTGGCGTAACCCATTTCACACCCGTTTATGTAAAAGGTGGTAAAATTGCTACCACCCGTTATTTTAAATTCATCATCTTTAAAATTTTCAAACTGATCGTTTAAAAATGTTTTGATTTTTTTAAGGTCCGTTTTGTATCTTCTAAGATAAAGAAATTGTTTTCCTTTTTTCTTATAACGACTGATACAGTCTTTTTTAAATCCGTAAGTCTTACCAATTCCACGACCGCCAATGATAAAGTTTAAAAATTTATTGTATGATTTTATATTTGTCGGACTATACCAATCTATTGTTTGTGTCATTTGAATACTCCGTATGGTGTTGTGTTATAACCTTTTGAGTTAAGCTCACCGCAAGCCATCCAGCGCCGAGAGTTATCTGAACCAATCCAACTAATCCAACAATATCCCTCACGCTTAACGTATCCATCATAGTTAACATGCATACCTTGTTTATAATATAAACCTGTGTCAACACCTTTTAAGCTTGGGGCTTTTCTTATTTTGATTGTACAACTAGGGTAGAATGTTGCTTTTTCTCTGATAAAATCACTTGGAATATAATTTAAAACATTACCTGTTTTTTCATTTAGCACCATATTTTTAGGAATAAACACAGTAGGGTACATAGCTGAGTAAGGTAAAGTAATAATATTAAAACCTTCATTATTTCCGTGTTGGTTTGTACCTAAAAATCTACCATATGATCCATTCACGTCACTGTCAAAAATTGCGATATGACTATAAGGTGTAAAACCTGGTACGACTTTGAAAACAACGATTGCTCCTGGTTGTAATTGCGTTGTTTCAACGCAATGTGTTAACATTCCATTTGTTTTTCTATTCTCCCAAATATCTTTTACATAACCACTAGTTGTACAATTTGCGCCATTAAATCCATTGTATTGACAATAGTCCATATAGCCATCCCAACATTGGCAACCATAATATCCATCTTTATCAACTCTTTTACCCATCATTTTCTGACGATAATTATAATATTTATTTGTATCAATATTCATTTTCTTTACCTCCTAAAAAATATTGAAAAATAACCCATATTCTTGTAGCTCAGTGTATAGTTCACTTTCGATTGTAATAACCGCACGCCTTGAGCCTTGCAATACTTCCGCTAATGTTTGAATACCGATATTACCTTTACGCTTGAAACTATACTCTTCATGCCCTGTTGAATCGTTCGCGCTATTAGGTTTAGAGATAGTTTTAGCAATGTTGTTAACATAGTCATTTGTTTCAATATCAATTCGTCCTTCGGGGGTTACAGAGTTTAAAGCTATACTTGTATCTTCTCCACTGGCTTGTGTTTTTCCAGTGCTATCACGTATATATGTTTCTGTATAGTTCGTGTTTGCGGTTGGGTCGTCTTGGTCTTGAAATGGAATAGTTTTAAACAAAGTATAATACCTGTCCATATTGATTTCAAACCAATGTTGTAGCTCAAATTTCCAATACGCATATGTTTCTTGTCCGATTTCATCAAACCAAAAGTGCTTTAAAATTCCCGTTTCTAACGCTTTACGTTTTTCAAGGTCATCATAAAACTTATAATTAAAATCAAAAATCTTTTTTCGTGCGATCTCTAAAACTTCCATGTCGCTTAATTCATATTGACTATCTAATAATTCAGTAAACGCCAGGTTATGACATACACCACAAATTGTTTCGGTATTTTCAGCAAGTACAGGACTTTGTAAAGTCAATAAATAGTTAGGTACTTTTAATTTATTTATCATTGTCATCACCTTCTTTAACATCCAAGTTTTTATTAATGTTAAAATCTTTAATACTTGTGTTCGAATCTAATTCAATTAGTTTCATGATTTCCTCGTAATCTTCGTAAGGTGCAAATTCAACACTTGCATTTAACCCGAATTTTATATTTAATTCTTCAATAGCCTTTTTACGCTCGCTCAACCAAATATTTCTAGAAGCAATAACCTGTTGGTTGTTTGCGTTGACTTCATCCGAAACTAATCTTTCTTTCTTATCCATATTCGCGTTTTCAATACCTAAAAATGTCATACACTCTCTTAAAATCGCTTGTTTCATGCCGTGTAATTCGTCGGCAATAAAAGGTGCGTTCGTCTGTAGTACATTAATATCTTCCGTTCTGAATCCTTTTGAGGTAAAGATCGTTTGTACGCCTTGTAGAATTTTTTTCATGAACACTTTGAATTGTTGTAACATTCGTCTATCACCTGTAATGATATACGGCGTCCATTGCATGGTTAAGTTCTGATCCATAGTGCGACTTGTTAAAGCTAATTTTTTAGCATAAAAATTTAAATATGGGAATAATCCAACATATAAAGGACTGTTTTTCATAACTACACACTCTTTACTCGTTAACGTCTTTTTAACAAGTGGACTTGTTGAAACCGTATAATATTCGGTTGGCATTTGATAGTGGTTTAATTTACCCCCTAATGTGATTTCACTACAGATTAATCCGAGTCTTTCATCTTCATAAAAGCCAATGTAACCACGCGTTTGTAAAATATACTCTAAATAGAATGTATTAATAGATTCAGGAAGGTCTTTATACTTAAACATATTTAAACTTAACATTTGCAAATACGTGTAATAAATAAAATCCGCTTCATTGTTATTCATTGTTGCAATGTCAACCGCGTTTCGACAATAATCAGTAAACGTGCTAGTGTCATTTAATAAATCCATCTTAATCATCTCCTTTATTTATATATTAGAATAAAAAAGGTTGAATCGTCAACCTTTTCTATTAATGCACTTTCTTTTCTTTATAATTTCCATATTTATCAACCATATCCGCTGTATATCGTTCTCCATTATGATACTCATAATTTCCAACATCTTTTGTGTGCCATAGAGTAATTCCATTATCAAATGCACGTTTGATTTTTTCTAAATCGCTCGGGTCGATATTTTCACCCTTAATGTTACATTTCACAGTCTGTATATAGTTCCAATTTTGTCGTGTATGCAAGTTCGGGTAGTCTATTGTATTTGTTGCATATCCTCGCATGTCCCATATTTTATTAATTTTATCCTGGTATTCTTGTGTTGGTTTATATGCATATAAAACTAATGTGTTTAAATCTAGTGCTGTTTGTCTTAACACGTCATTTGATCCTGTTACAACACTGTCAGCGGTGGCTTGTGCGTCATGAATTCGAGCGTTATAACTATCCATAGCATTCTGAATGTTGGTTTGATTTTGATAACGTGTTGTTAACTCTCTTAATTGATTGCTGATTGCGGTTGATTGTGTACTAGCACTTGCTTGTGCATTTGCATTTGCAAGAGCATTTGCGTTTTGTAAATTGGTTTGTTTCGTATTGATTTGGTTTTGCATGGCGGTTTGTCCAATACCTAAACCAGCTCCGACTAGACTACCTACCGCACCGCCTATATTACCAGTTAGTGCGCTTGCTATACCACCACTTAATCCACCGATTGCACTAAAACTAGCGTTTATCATATTTGATTTGTTCTGTAAATCATTCAAATTACTAGCTAAATTTGTGTTTCTAGATGTTACGCTTAAATTTAAATTATTTTGTAAACTTGTTTGAGCGCTTAATGCATTACCTGTAGCGCTTGCTATCGCTGAATTTGTTTCATTCGTACGTCTAATATTTGATAAACCTACATTCATTGAGTTTCTAGAGGATTGCATTAAAAGCGCCGTCTGATCGCTTATAATTGGAAGACTACATTCATATTGTGACTCAAAAGAGTTATCAAGGTTCATAAGTACGTCGTTTGTTGTTTTGGTGGTTTTATTTAATTTATAATTGACTGGTACAATATTTAATTTTGAACTGTTAGGACTTCCAACAAACGCGAATTGAATTGCGCTAAAATTGTCCCACAACTCGTTCTTAAAAATTTTATTCGTTCCGTTGTTATCACTTATTAATAGATAGGAATAAGGATACCATAATATTTTAGTATTTTTAATAACTTCAGGATAAAAACGAAGTGGAGCATTCATAATATCCGTTTTAACGAATTGACTAGTATCATTATCGCTCATTTTACTAAAACCAAATGCACCATATTTTAACATAACATAGCTACCTTCACCAACAATAGTAAAATTTTCTTTAACTATTCTTAACTCATTATTTACAAAAGCGAGTCCAGGAATAAAGTTAGTTATAACAATAGAAACGCATTTACCGACTAATTTTTCATCTTTACGAATCGCGTCTAAAATGGTGCTTATATTGCTTATTGATAAATCTTGATCACTCGTATTTTTTAGTTTTGTAATTCCTACACCTGTAATTCTAGAATATGGCAGTATATAATAGTTAACTTGGCTAGGTGCTCCCAAAGTTCCTGACGTATAAGTATCACTACCATCCATTTTGCATGTCATTCCAACTATCGCAAAACTCACGTAACTCATAGGGTTTAGGCTCATTACATCTTCAGCTATAAGGTCCGTACCGATTTCCAAGTTCTCAGGTTGCGTGTTGATACAAGGTTTGCGTTTATCGTCTGAACTTTCCTTATAGTATTGTGGTCTATGTTCATATGCTATGTACGACTCCATAAAGTTATTTTCAATCTCAAACCGCCATGTCTGTATAACATCCGTTTCAAAACTGATACTAGTAGCGTTATCATTCAGATAACCTAAGCTTGTAATAAAGCAATAAATCCATTTTGATTTGTTACCTGTGTTCCCATTTCTATAGATCATATAATTGTATAAACGTAAATCATCGTATAAACCTGGTACAACCACAGTACCATCTTTTCTTTGATATGTGTAATTTTCAAAAACAACATGCTCATAATTATCCATGAAAAAGTTAAATTGCTCTTCTGTTGTATTGAATGCACCCCAAAACGTATTATTCATTGCGTCAATTTCCAAACCCTTTAACAAATAAATTTTACTTTGTGGCGTAAATTGACTGTTTACGACTCCTATACTCATCTTAATCATCTCCTTTATAAATTTATATTATTAAAAAATAGTTGAAAGTTCAACTATTTATTTATCTTTGATATAATCATAAATTTCACGGGCTTTCGTACCACGCGTTGGTTGGTTAGGGTCGGCTGGTCTTTCATAATTCGCTAAAAATTCAATCGCTAATGTATAAGGGTCGGCGGTTGATTTTGAAAAGCTTTCGAAACTTTCGGGATAGGCTGATGTTGCTATCCATTGCGCTCCGTTTTCCATCTCCCATTGAATTCTTTCACACTCGCCTACACCGAATTTTGATACATCAGGATAATATCCTTTTTCTTTTAGCCAGTCAATAATTTTTGTCCAAGGAGTCCACTGAACAAGTCCATAACCTCTAGACGCTACAGGTTGTGCAAAAGGTATATCACTTTCCCAGCGGTTCGGGTTAACAGTCGATTCAAAATAGGCATTTCCTAGCATACCAGCAACCGCGTTTGCGGTCCAGCCTTTCGCTTTAAAGAATTGCCAAAACGAAACCCAATTTTGTTTAGACTCATCTTCTGTAAGTGGTCTAGTGTTATTAATATCACCTGGTATGATCCACTTTGCTGTTGGTGTTGGCGGTTCGGGTTTAATTTCTTCTTTTGTTTTATAAAACCCCAAATCAATTCCTAAACCATCTAAAATAAAATAATGTTTAATATATTTGTAACTTGGTTCGGGTGGTGTTGGTGGTGTTGGTGGCTCTACGTCTTCGAAAGTTTTCCAATCCTGTCCATACCCGTTAACTATATTTGTATCATTTACATAAAATACTTGTGTTGGTAATACTGAGCCACTTAACGCATAACATTGATTTCCATAATTACATGTTACACCATAATAAACTAAACCAGCATTTTGCGTAAATGTTTGATCTATATGAACATGGTCACCAGTTGCATAGCCAGCCGTTCCTGTGTGATAAATTAAATCTCCTTGCGCATATCTTGTTGCGGTTGGTGGGTTCGGATCATGTGTAAAACTTACAGTGACATAACTTAATCCGTTTGGAGTCCAGACGGGATTATCCGAACTATAGGCGCGTGTATTACCTACACTATCACTATATGATAGATGGCAAGAAAAAGGAGCGTAAACTGGTACGCGTACCTGTCCACTAATCGCATTATCAAAAGGATGACCACAGCAGTGTGATAAACTTTGTGGGCTTGACCATTGAGTAATATTCATAGTTTCCATTGGAAAAAGACAGACTTCACTACCATTATAAACTAGCTTTTGTCCTGGTTTCATAAGTTCAATTCCTCCTCTAATTCTACTAACTCTCTTAACTTATCTTTACATATATTGTATCGCTCATAATCCACATCTTTTAAGATGTGCATACATTGCATATAAAATTCAATATAGAAATAAACGCTTAATCCTTCCGATAAACTATATGGAATATCTTCGGGGTTTTTCATTTTATATATACTTGATAATTCACATTTATTATTCATTATATTAACCTCTAATTTTAAAAAAGCTAGATTTTAAATCTAGCTATAATTTAATGCCGTATAAACTACCTTCTACATCACTAGCGGTGCAACGTGCAAGTATCTTATCAGGGCCCGTTTTTATTAACGAAACTGCATATTTACGAGCATTGCCTTCGACTTTGCTATCAGCAGAAATATACTCCGCTGACATAAATCCTATGCCTTTATAATTTGACTCAACAGGTAAATCATCAAACAAAATAATTGGGTATAAACAGTTTCCAAGTATTTTACTTTTACCATAACCAGTGTCAGTAAAATAAAAGTTTAAAAGCAATATATCATATTTATTTTTAATCTCATTAACATCCATAAAGTTACTATCAACAGGCGCTGATGTACCGTTTGTATTGTAAGGTGTTAAATTTGAAATTAATTCAATTTTAATATCATTTTTCTCTAAAAGCTCATGTGTAACATTATTCGATTTTAAAGTATACATTTAAATACCTCCTTCAATTGCTACTGGTGTAGCACCTTTTTTAATGTCCGTAATATCTTCTTTAACATTTGTAATATCTTCTTTAATATTATTAATCTGTGTTAAATTATTTTTAATACTTGATTGCATTGTATTACACAATTCTTTTAAATTATTAATTTCAGTATTAATATCATTTTTCTCTAAAAGCTCATGTGTAACATTATTCGATTTTAAAGTATACATTTAAATACCTCCTTCACTTGCTACTGGTGTAGCACCTTTTTTAATGTCCATAATATCTTCTTTAACATTTGTAATATCTTCTTTAATATTATTAATCTGTGTTAAATTATTTTGAATACTTGATTGCATTGTATTACACAATTCTTTTAAATTATTAATTTCAGTATTAATTGATACCAATTGACTATTAATATTTGATATTTTAGTTGCCTGTTCTTTCTGTTCTTTTTCCAATTTCTCTAGAGTAGTATTATATTTATCTTGTAATTGATTGATTGCAATCTCAATGCGTTCATCAACTAAACTAGGTAATTGATCTTTTACATATTGCATAGTGTTTTCTAAATTTTTCGCAATATTTTCATTCCACTGAATAACAACATCATTTACAGCTTGCACAGTCCATTCGATATAACCCTGTAATTGATTAATACATTGGTAAATATTCATACCTGTATTGAATGCACTTACATATTGTTGAGCGAGATTCTTACCACTTAATTTTAACTCGTCATATTTTGGTAAAATATTGTTTAATTTATTTTCATCAATTGCTCCCATATTACTTACCTCCATTATACCCAATTAATTCTTTTAGCTTTTCAGGTAGAATATCAGGGTTGATTTTAGAAATGTTTTCCACAATACTAACCACTTCTGTGATAATTGCGTATGTGCAAATAACAGGTACTAGATCCACACCAAACGGAAGAGTTAAATAACTTTCAGCATAATTGATAGCGATACCTAATGTGTAACAAAAGATAAAACCAACCTTTTTAAACAGTCCATCTCTCAGTTTACTAGATTTAATTTGTTCACCATCTCTAATTGCTCCAATAATTCCAGTTACTAAATCTAAACCATTAAAAACTAAAGCCACTAAAATAATTTTCATTTTAATCACCTCTTTCAATTTCTATAATACTAATAAATAGTTGAATATTCAACTATTTTTAAACAAAAGAAAAAGAGTTAACTTAATAACTCTTTTTATTTTCTCAATCCTATATAGATAGAAAGGAGGGTTGCCATGTCCTACTCATGACACTACTATTATAACATAGCTATGCGTTATATACAACCTTAATATCACATGTAACATTGGAATTTGTGTCTTTAATTGTTACAGTTGCTAAGCCTTCCTCTGTAATACCAGTTAAACCCTTAATCAAAACATGTCTTAAATCCTCTGTTAAAGTTGCACTTACCATATCACCAGCACTCGATGTAGCAGTTAAACTAATAGGAGCATTTAAACCATTAGTTTGTACTGTAAATGGTACTGTAACATATTTATCTTTTTTAACATAAACAACTTGAGGGTTTGCGTAAATCGCTGTAACTTTTTCCTCAACGTCACCTGAAACAAATGCAATTGCGTTTGCAAAGCGACTTGTTGCAATTCCTTCCCAGTGATGTAAGAAATAATTCCAGTATAAGCCTTTAGCGTTATAAGCAACACCAACAGAATATTTCTGATCGAATACTCTATAAATTTCACTGTCAACAACTAACGCTTCAATTGTTCCTTGTGTTGTACTTGGTAATGTTGGTAAAACTAACACGTGCGCTTTAAATTCAGCAAACTCTAACTGGAATGTTTGCGCTAACCAATCAATGTTTAAATAACTATTTGATTTTCCGTTTAAAATAACATAAATATCCTCATAGTCATTTTGTTTAGTGACAGCCATAGCATTATATTCATTTGTTGGCTCTGTTAGATAAGATACATATTCTGTAATTTTACGGGCTAACTCTTTAGCTGATTCTGTATCTGTTACCGCACTTGTTTTAACGATTTTCATTAATCCATTTTCATAATGTGTAACTAAAGCAGATTTCATATAGTTATAATCATCTTTGTTATCACCATTGTACATAGAGTCAACAATTCTAGCAATCAAACTATTTACTCCATCCCAGCTAACAAAATACTTACGCATATCATCATCTGTAATTGTTGCTGGATAATATGACTTACGGTTAACAACATAAAATGCTGTTTTAATATCAGGCAACTCACGTTTAAATAATGTGTTTTCCGCGTCGGCTTGATCGTATTCATGTTCTTTCGCACACTCAACAAAATACTCCTCCATAGTATAGCCTAATGGCATGTTAGCCATTTTAAATGGAGCCAACTTATTTGTTAGGATATTTCGGTGTGCGATCACTCGACCAATTCGAGTTGCTAAATTCATGAACTCAACACCTAAAGTATCAGGATATTCTAATAATCCATTCATAAATTCTAATGATGAAACTTCATTAGGATCTCCAATTGTTGATTGAAAATTTGGTGAAGCTACTCTATACATTGCACTCGCGACTTCCTGACCTGTTGGTTGTGTTTCCAGTCCTAAATCTTCTTGAATCGCTTTTGCAACGTCTTTTCCTGTTGTTCTTGGCATATATAATCACCTCTTTCGTTTTAAATGCCTAATTTTCTTAAATCCATTGGATGTTTCGGTTTCGGTTTTTCATCTCCTGAACTTTCAACTCCAATTTGCATGAATAATTTACTGTTAGCCTCTGTCAAAGAATTATTCTTTTCAACTAATTTTGTGTTTTCAGCTTTTAAATCGTCTAATTCTTTAAAGTTTTTTTCGACTTCTGCTCGCATATCATTTAACATAGTTGAGCGTTCCGCCTGATCTTCAACTGTCAACACTTCCGTAAATTTGTTTCTTAACTCGTCACGTTCCATATTTTACACATCCCTTCTATTTATAAATATATTCTATCAATTTTATAAAGTCAATAGAAAAATAAAACCCTCTTTTACGAGGGTTTCATCAATATAGGTTGTAAAGTTTAAAGTGTTACCAGCTAGATTACTATTCCTAACTATGTTGTTAGCACGTTTCACCGCGAGTAAGCCTAACATACATGTCTGATTTCCGTTCTTTATTCCTTACGTAATAATATTAGCATGTTATTTTATTTTTTCAAATCTTCTTTAATTTTATTTTTAACATATTGACTAAATTTTTTGGATTTCAATAAATCTTCAATATAATCAACTGTTTCAACTTCCTCTTTATTTACACAAACACAATACTTGTTTACATGATCTCGATACCATTTATTTCTATTCTGTCTCGATTTTTCGCTCATCATTTTCATCACCTTCTTTACACCATGACAATGGTTTACCTAATATATATGTGTGAACAAATTCGCTTGATTCATGGTTTACAATGCTCCAACCGTCTTTTAAATATTCATTTAATGCGTCTATGTCTTTTCGGTATGCGCTATAATCATAGTCTTTAATACTTCTTACGATCACAACTTTATTTTTCAACGGTGGACTTCCGAACATGATCTCATTGAATTCCTTCAATCTTTTATCACACTCTTCAAATATTCCACCATTTTCATAAGTTAACAACTTGTATTGTAGTTCATCAACATCTTTTCGTAAGGTTTTATTTTCATTGCGTAAATTGGTGTAACTATAATCAATAATTAAACCAACGAAAACAACAACAATTATATTTAACAATAAATTCATAAATATCACTCCTTTATAATCCAGACAAATATCAATATCATTCCTATTGCGTATACAGTAAATAGAAATGTTATACTCAAACAGCAAAATACCATAATTAAATATTTTATTATAGCACTTAAAACACTTATCACCTTATCAACCTCCTTACCTGCTTTTAATACTAAATTGTCTATCAACTAACACAATGCCACCTGGTACATGTGTTTTTTTCAAACAGTCATTAATAACATTGCCGACTCTAAAGTTATCGTATGTTACATTCTGTTTCGCATTCTCTGTCATGCCTGCGCATTTCACGTTCAAGTAATAACAGACCCCACCACGAATATAATAAAGATTATCCTTACAATCATTTTCATCAATGTATTCTCGCTGATGCTCCACATAATCTTTATAACTAATTTCAATTTCTTCAATATAAGACTTAGCCCCAATAAAATAAGAACGGTTAAATATAGATTCTAGACCCCAAAATCCTAACTCTTTATCATCAATAATATCTTTTATAGCGTACGGTACTTGTGTACCCACTAAATGTATAGAATCCGTATCAATGTATGCAACTCTATGAATACCTACCTTTTGTGCTGTACTTATCGTATACTTACGTGCATAAGCGGTAACAAATTCACCGTAAGGTAAATAAATAGGATCACGAAATTGTTCATCAATAACCTCTTTCACTTCTCCAGCTTCAAACGTTGTATACATAGGATCATGTAATCGTAAAATTCCATCATCTTTATCAATAAATGGAATTTTAGGCGTTACATTCGGGTTCGTTGCAAATTTTCCATACACCGAATTTAATTGTCTTTTTGCAATAAACCTTTGAGCACCTTTTGAATTTTTCTTGACTTCCATTTGTTCATCAATAAAATGCCTGGCAATACCAACACAACCTTTGAATTTATACCCGTTTATAAATTCAACGTCGTAAACGTCGTATTGTTCATTAAACAACTCCCAATCTACGCTGGTTACAGTCATTCGCACAATATCACCATTTGAACTTTCAACGTATTTTTTACTCCCAAAAAATCGAGAAAACTTGTCTAATGAAATACAAGGAATATGATCCTTTTTTATATCAAAAGCAAAACTAATAACACCAACCCATAGAGGATATTCATCATCCTGTTGATATTCACCCTCAAAATAAACGGGAGTTTCATAAGGTAATAATTCATAATACATACGAGATGGAAAAAGAGAGTTGACATCAAAAACTATGCCTTGCCCTATTTCTTTTTCTTTAAGATCAGGGTTCGCCCACACGAACCCACCACTATATGCTGGACGTAAATCACTATCAACATTCATTTCTAGTGTTGGAAAAATCTTTTCGAATGCCATTGGTAAAGTTTTCTTAAACGCGTCAAAACTACAGCTAGTAGCTGTCATTTTGTTAAATCCTAGTTTAAAACATTCGTTTAATGCCATACCTTCAATATCAATATCGTTAAATAAATAATCTATTTCATGTGGTGTTAACTCATGTCCTTTTTCTCTCTTAGTGGTATAATCTAGTTTTAATTTGCGTATTGGTAAATTAAAGTCATGCGCAATTTTTTTAATACTGAAAGGAATAAGCTTAAACGAATCCCATATAGTTGTTTTTGTTGAGCGATAAATAGAATACTTCCACCAAATTACTATCGAATACCACAATCCTGTATTTGATATGATCGTCTTAAAACAATTCGTTTTAGGCTTTTCAGAATATTCAAATCCATTATTTAATAGCCAGCTAACTATAAATTCACCATCAAAAGCAAGGTTATGAAAATATAATTTTCGTGATTTTTCTTTACACCAATCTATAAAAGTATCAATTGTATTACCATATTCCTTTATATTTGAATCTTCAACAAAACTTGCACCCCAAGCCCAAACGCGACAATCTAAAGGATCTGTAGTTGTCTCAAAATCGCATGCCCAAACTTCTTTCTGACTTTTATTTTTCGACATACTACAACCCCCTTTATGCTACTTATATTTAACCATACCATCTTTAATATAGGCACGTCCTGTAAATACAGCCAGGCTATCTCTTACATCACTTAAATCTTCTCTTATAGCTTTACTTAATTGTTCATTAACAAATTTTTGATTTTCTGTGTATTCACGACTTAAATCCAAATATTTAAAAGTATTTATCGCTTTTCGTTCTTGATACAACCATTTCAATAATTCTTTATCAGATAATGATCTCATATCTTTTAAAATTTGTTTTCCTTCTTCCTCTGTTATATTGTGACCTCGTATTTGTTTTTCTATAGCTGTTTTATAATTTTCTCTAAATGTGGTAATTTTTTTGTTTTTCGTTTTAGTATTTTCCTTTAAACTTTCAATCCGATTATCTAATTGTTTAGGATAACGATATGTTTGAATATTTACATGATGTACAGGTTCGAAAAAACCACCTCTATCATCTTTTAATACTGATAAAGCCTGTCTAACAGGAACACCAGTTAAAATACCGCCTTTTGTTTCCTTGAGTTTATTTAAACCTACAGTACGTATTAATTTCTTCTTCTGTTTATTCTGTTTATCTATTAATTTATTCGCTTTTTCAATATCGTTACGATTAAAAACAACACCATATTGATTTTTAAGATAACGATTTTCTTTGTTGAATTTTTCAATTGATTTTAAATATTTATTGAACTCTTTACGATCATTAAAATCTTTTATTGAACGAATGTCATTAAAAACAACGTCCTGTCCCATATTTTGCGCTTTCGTTGCTGTACGTTTTGCACTTGCAATTGCATTCCTAAGACGCTTAACATCTCTTGTTGACTTTCTCATTTTAGCCAATTTAAACACCCCCTTTTAAGCCAAAAATAAAAGGGTGTTTGGCTAACACCCTTAATTAACAGGCTATTTAACAGCCATAGACAAATATTTGTTACTGCTTGAGTTCGATTTCTTTTGGATGATTGTTACACATACAGGCTCTTTCGTCCAATCATAATTAAACACTTGCTTTAACTGCTTTAAGCTTTGCAAGAAAGGTTTACTGTTAGTTGCATACGCTTTACCGTCCTTATCAATTACAGTAATTAATTTTGAGCAAATGATCTCACCTGTTTTCTCATTTTCTTTTTCTACGTCTTGAACAATGTAACCAGTTAACCATAAATCTTTACCTACTTGATCTGATAAACCTTCCGCATTGTTTACGGCATTAAATAAATTCACACGTTGTTCGTGAGTCATGTCCTCAGTCACTACTAAACCATTGTTTTCCATTGCTACTACTTCATTTGTTAAATTCTCCATATTAATTTTTCTCCTTTTAATTTTTAATGTGCTTTTCTAATTAAATTATTTTCAGTTGTTTAATTTTTGGATTAAGCATAACACCATTTTACAACCTATACGCTTTTATAGAGAAGTCATAACTAATCAACATTTTACATGTAGCACCTCCACTAATTCATCAATTTGCATATTTATTAATACAAACCACATAACTAACATTATGATTAATAATATAATGAAATTTATGTATCTGTTTGACACTTTATAATATTTAAAGTTTCCTTTACAATGTTGGTATATTTGGTATACAGATAATAACACCCAAATTATAAAACTTGCAAGGATTAAATTACTAATATCCATAATTAATACCACTCATCATAGAGATAACCGCGCTTAGCGTTTTCCTCTTTCATTTGTTCAAGTGAAACCACACCTTGTAATACCTTTCGTTTAAATACAGATAAAGTATTAAACTTAAATGAATAACTTGCTAATAAACTTTTAGAATTTAATTTATAAATATCCATACGAATTAAATGTGTTCGTTGGTACACAAGATGAAAACCAAGCTTATAATTACATAAATAAGTTTCTATAATATCAACAATAGAATCAACGTTATTCATTGTTATTTCGCTTGGGTAGTGACCGTGTTTATAAATTCTAGACATAATTACTACCTCACAGTAAACCAGATAAATAAATATATTCATCATGTTCATAGTCGGCTAACATAAAACCAACTGTATAAGCTCCAAATAATTCACCGTAATACTCATGGAAGATACGTTTAACATCATC